CGTTTGTACTGTTTGCGTTTCCTTGGGGGCAAAAGAATACACCCTTGGAGCACTTCAAGTCACCTCGGAAGTGGCAGAGGGAAGTGTTGCGTGAGATTCGGGAGTTTATCAAGACTAACCGCAACAACATTAGCAACGATCAGTTGATAGATGCGATGCGCCAAGCTACGTCCTCTGGCCGTGGTGTAGGGAAGTCAGCACTGGTTAGCTGGTTAATTGTATGGATGCTGACTACCAGAATAGGCAGTTCGGTAATTGTGTCGGCTAACAGTGAAACGCAGTTGCGCAAGGTTACATGGGGTGAGTTGACCAAGTGGGTAACGATGAGCATTAATGCGCACTGGTGGGAACCAACGGCTACAAGTCTGAATCCTGCACAGTGGTTAACTGAACTGGTACAGCGTGATCTACGTAAGGGTACACGGTACTGGGGTGCAGAGGGTAAGCTATGGAGTGAAGAAACGCCAGATGCGTATGCGGGTGTGCACAACATGGATGGCATGATGGTGATATTTGACGAAGCATCGGGTATACCTGACAGCATATGGTCGGTAGCAGCGGGGTTCTTTACAGAGAACATATTGGATAGATACTGGTTAGCGTTTAGCAATGGTCGGCGCAACACGGGGTACTTTTACGAAGCCGTGGATGGTTCTAAGCGGGACTTTTGGCGTAGTCGCAAGATTGACGCTAGGGACGTAGAAGGTACAGATAAAGCCATTTACCAACAGATTATTAATGAGTATGGTGAGGACTCGGATGAAGCGCGGGTTGAGGTGTATGGTGACTTTCCGAAATCGGGACAAGACCAGTTTATTGCACCAACTGTAGTAGATGATGCGATGAAACGGGTTAAGTACAAGGACATGACTGCGCCGATAGTCATCGGTGTTGACCCTGCTCGTGGTGGTATGGACAGTACTGTGATTGCAGTACGTCAGGGTCGGGACATTATTGCCATAAAACGGTTTAAGGGTGATGACACCATGACCACGGTGGGTAATGTGATTGATGCCATTATGGAATATCAACCAGTGTTGACCGTGATTGACGAAGGTGGTCTAGGTTACGGGGTGCTTGACAGGTTAACGGAGCAGAAGTATAAAGTACGCGGGGTTAACTTTGGCTGGAAAGCAAAGAACCCGATAATGTGGGGTAATAAACGCGCTGAGATGTGGGGTGCAATGCGGGACTGGTTGAAAACAGCGTCTATTCCCACGGATAGATTGCTAAAAAGTGATTTAACTGGTCCAATGAAGAAACCCAACTCGGCAGGTACTATCTTTTTAGAGGGTAAGAAGGAAATGAAAGCGCGAGGTGTAGCATCTCCCGATGCGGCTGATGCGATTGCTGTAACGTTTGCGTTTCCCGTAGCACATCGTGAGTATAATCCACGGACAATTACTCGTATCAATGGTCAAGGTAGCGGTGTCGCTACTTCTTGGATGGGTGCATAATGGCAACAAAGAAAAGTGTATCATTAAGTGTAGGACGCGGCGAAAAGTTACCCGTGTCAAAAGGCGCTGGTTTAACGGCTAAGGGTCGTGAGAAGTACAACCGTGAAACCGGTAGTAAACTTAAAGCGCCAGCACCTAATCCTAAAACTGAAGCAGACAAAGGCCGTAAAGCGTCTTTTTGTGCCAGAATGGGGGCTGTTGCAGCTAATGCCAAAGATGGTGAACGTGCTAAAGCTGCGTTAAAACGCTGGAAGTGTTAAATCATGGCTACTAAACCTGGACTCTATGCAAACATTCACGCCAAAAAGCAACGTATTGCTGCTGGTAGTAATGAGAAAATGCGCAAGCCTGGTACTGCTGGTGCACCAACTGCTAAAGCGTTTAAAGAATCGGCTAAAACAGCCAAGAAAGGTAAATGATGCCATTGGTTAAATCTTCATCTAAGGAAGCCTTTCGCAAGAACGTTAAAGCCGAAGTATCCGCTGGCAAACCCGTTAAACAAGCTGTTGCAATAGCTTATTCAGTTAAACGCGAAACTGCAAAAAAGAAAAAATAACATGGCAAATCAATCAGGCATTGTTGCTGCTGCTAACGTTGCGGCAGGTGGTGGTAAAAAGAATAGTGACTCTGATGTATTGTCTACAGCTAGAGCACGTCTTGATCTGGCAATGTCTGCATTGTCTGAATCTCGTGAAGATGAAATAGATGACCTAAAGTTTTACGCTGGTTCACCTGACAACCATTGGCAATGGCCTGCTGACGTATTGGCTACCCGTGGTGCAGTACAAGGTCAAACTATTAATGCGCGTCCTTGTTTAACAATTAACAAGTTGCCGCAACACGTTCGTCAAGTTACAAACGATCAGCGTCAAAATCGCCCAGGTGCTAAAGTCATACCTGTTGACGATAAAGCCGATGTACAAGTGGCTGAAATATTCAATGGCATGATTCGCCACATTGAGTATATTTCCGATGCAGACGTAGCATACGATACCGCTTGTGAAAACCAAGTGTCATATGGCGAAGGTTACTTGCGCTTGTTAACTGAGTACTGTGACGATAACACTTTTGACCAAGACATTAAGATTGGTCGAGTGCGTAACAGTTTTAGCGTGTACATGGACCCAACAATCCAAGACCCAACTGGTGCAGATGCGCAGTGGTGTTTCATAACCGAAGATATAACCAAAGCTGAATACGCTCGGATGTATCCAGATGCTGCACCGATTACCACGTTACAGTCTCTTGGTGTAGGTGATCAGTCTATTAGCAACTGGTTAAACGAAGACACTATTCGGATTGCCGATTACTACTACGTTGACTATGACCGTGCTACGTTAAACCTGTATCCCGACAACATTACAGCGTTTACCAATAGCTTAGAGGACAAGCAGCTTAAAGCGATGTACGGTAAGCCGTTGAAGTCGCGTGAGTCTGATCGCCGTAAGGTTAAGTATTGCAAGATTAACGGTTACGAGATTCTTGAAGAACGTGAATGGGCTGGCAAGTGGATTCCTGTAATTCGTATTGTTGGTAATGAATTTGAAGTTGATGGTCGGTTGTATGTATCGGGCTTAGTGCGAAACGCCAAAGACGCTCAACGTATGTACAACTATTGGGTTTCACAAGAAGCCGAGATGTTGGCCTTAGCGCCAAAAGCGCCGTTTATTGGTTACGGTGGACAGTTTGAGGGTTACGAAACCCAATGGAAAACCGCTAACACTCAAAACTGGCCTTACTTAGAGGTCAATCCAGACGTTACAGACGGTCAAGGCGCAGTTCTGCCACTACCACAGCGGGCACAACCTCCAATGGCCTCTAGTGGGCTTTTACAGGCTAAGGCGGGTGCTTCTGAAGACATTAAATCCACAACTGGTCAATACAACGCCAGTTTGGGTATGGGTAGCAATGAACGTTCTGGTAAAGCTATTCTTGCGCGTCAGCGTGAAGGTGATGTAGGCACATACCACTATGGTGATAATTTGGCTCGTGGTGTGCGGCACATTGCGCGTCAACTAATTGACCTAATTCCTAAGATTTACGATACACAGCGTATTGCCCGAATCATTGGTGAAGACGGTGAAACTAAGATGGTTAAAATTAACCCTGACCAGCCTGAACCAGTTAACAAGATTGTTGACCAGCAGGGTGTTGTGATGGAAAAAATCTACAACCCTAGTGTTGGTAAATACGATGTAGTGGCTACCACTGGTCCTGGTTATGCAACCAAGCGCCAAGAGGCTCTTGAAGCTATGGCTCAACTGTTACAAGGTAATCCGCAATTGTGGACAGTAGCTGGTGATCTGTTTGTTAAAAACATGGACTGGCCTGGTGCGCAAGAGATGGCTAAACGTTTTGCCAAAACCATTGATCCTAAGCTCATGAGTGATGCTGACGAGAACCCAGAGTTGCAAGCTGCACAGCAACAGATGCAGGCAATGGGTCAAGAGATGGAGCAGATGCACCAAATGATTCAAAATGTCGGCAAGTCGATTGAAGTGCAAGAACAACGCCGTAAAGATTACGAAGCTGAGATTAAAGCGTACCAAGCAGAAACACAACGCATTAGCGCAGTGCAAGCGGGTATGACTGAACAACAGATTCAAGATATTGCTATGGGTGTGGTTGCAGCAGCTATGGAACAAGGCGGTATTCCTGAAATGCGTGAGATGCAACCTGAACAACCAGAAATGCCACAACAAATGCAACCAGAAATGCCAATAGAAGGAATGCCACAATGAAACCAGCCGATTTTGTAGGCACACTGTTTTTAGCCCGTGATGTGGCTCATTCGGTGCACTTAAACACTCGTTCGTACTCAAAACACAAAGCTTTAGGTCATTTTTACGAAGATATTGTAGAATTGGCTGATAAGTTTTCTGAAGCGTATCAAGGTAGGCATGGTTTAATAGGACCAATTGGTTTAATGAGTGCCAAAAAAACCAACAACATTATCGACTTTCTTCAAGAGTCAATGACTGAACTTGAAGGTTGTCGATACGAAATGTGCGATAAAACAGATACCCCGATTCAAAACATCATTGATGAAATTATCGGACTGTACTTATCCACCTTATATAAGTTAAAATTCCTTGCATAGGAGCTACACATGGAACTTTTGAATCCTTTGTCCAAAACGGACTACCCCGCTAGATCAGTTGCTTACACTGGTACTGCTGGCAACACTGGCACTTGGAACGCAGGTCCCCAAGGTGTAGTTGTTTGGTCAGACCAAGCCTGTTACATTGAAGTTGGTGAAGGTGCTGTAGCAACTACTGCTAGTACACCTGTACCGCCTTTTACACCAATTCCGTTTAAAGTACCGCAGGGTAACGGTGGACAATGGCTCGTAAGTGCTATTATGGTGTCTACTGGCGGCACGATTTACTGCAAACCAATAAATTCACAATGAGCTACTTTGGCATACCTATTCGTAACGGCATAGCTATTGGTTTAGGTGCCATTATGTCGCTGCTATCGGGTTATGCCGATGCTACTGTGCAAAGCAACTTGTTAACTGAGATCGGCGACAACCTCGTGCAAGAGGATGGCGGCTTGATTCTCTTGGAGTAATAAATGGCTGCTGTATCACTATCAATTTTTGGCGGCGTTGGTGCTCAGTTTTTTGACAACAACGGCAATCCATTGTCGGGCGGCAAGATTTACACCTACGAGGCTGGTACATCAACACCGCTGGCTACGTACACGTCAAGTGCGGGTAACACAGCCCACACAAATCCCATCGTGTTGGATTCTGCTGGGCGAGTGCCCAATGGTGGTGAAATTTGGAACGCGTTGCAACTATACAAGTTTGTATTGAAAACAAGCACCGAAGTTTTGCTTGCGACTTATGACAATGTTGGTAGTAGTTTTAATGCCACAGCAATTATTGCCAATTTTACGGGCGATGGCACAGACACCACGTTTACATTGGCAAGCGCACCGGCTGGTGAAAACGCAACCAATGTGTACATCAACGGTGTGTATCAGCAAAAGAACACGTACAGTGTTGCCACCACTGTTATTACATTTTCGCAAGCACCTCCAGTTACTTCGTCAATTGAAATCAGCTACGTTTAAGGAATCATCATGGCCGATAAAAAGATTTCCGCGCTTACAGGCGCAACGACCCCACTTGTTGGCACAGAAGTATTGCCAATTGTTCAGGGCGGCGCAACAGTAAAAGTGTCTGTTGCTGATTTAACCGCAGGCCGCGCCGTTGGTTCGGCAGGTGGTACTTTTACAGACAACTTTATCCAAGGCACCGCAGCCAAAGGCGTCAACTTCACCGCGAACACCACTGGCTCAGGCACAATGATTAGTCAGTTGCTGAACTGGTACGAGGAAGGGACTTGGACGCCGACACAAGGGGCTGGATTAACTGTTGTTGGAACATTTAGTTCATCTGGAACTTACACAAGAATTGGCAGAACTGTTTTTGTAACAGGGACTATTTCGGCAACCACATCAATTACATCTGGTGGTGGTGGCGTGTTTGTAGGTGGGTTGCCTTTTGCATCTGCTACTAACAGCATAGGAGGTTGCGGGAACGCAGGTTACTCATCTTTTACAGGCGTTAGAACACTTCCAAGCAATTCTTTCTTGTATGTAGTAGAAGGACAAGCTGCCACAACAGACATGGTTTTTTCAATTACTTATCAGGCATAAAAATGGCACTTACAAAAGTTTCCTATTCCCTGATTACTGGCGCTGTTGTCAACGTCAAAGATTTTGGCGCAACAGGTGACGGTACAACCAATGACACAGTAGCTGTGCAAGCCGCAATTGACAGCCTTGCGGCCACGGGTGGCACTGTGTTTTTCCCGACAGGTGAATACCGCCTCGCCCGCAACATTGGCACCAATGACCGATGGGGTGTAAAGGTTGTCAACAGCAACATTACACTTGCTGGCGCTGGTAACAGTTCTAAACTGCGTAGATTTAACACCGACATCAGCACTTACGCATTGGCCTACCCAATTGTGTTTGTTGGAACTCCTGACAGCGATGTAGCTGCGGCCACTGAAAATGTCACGGTGCGTGATTTGCAATTCATTGGTGAGAATGTTCAGCACGCTATTGGCGGCAGCGTTATCCATGATTTCCGAAACGCCATCGAAGCAAGGAACACCAAAAACTTGGTAGTTCAAAACAACTTGTTCACAAGTGTTGATTCAGCAGTTATTTACTATCAAAAGCCAGTAGAAATTGATTATGTAAATAGTGCCACATACAACACAACTAAAAACTACAACGCCAAATTCATCAACAACTCGTGCATTGCTGTTGCTCATGCAGTTGCTGGTCGGAACGTCATACACGCTGTTGTGTGGTCAGGTGTTGATTTTTGTGATGTATCTGGAAACTACTTTGAGTGGTGCGACGATTGTGTGGCTGTAGAAGGTACTTACACCTTGCCGACTCAAATTGAAACAGACACTTGGACTTCTAGCATTGGTGCTGTTAAGCGATGTGGTCGGGGCTGGAAATTTAACGACAACAATGTCTACAATTCATCCGAACATGCTGTTTATGCGTCTGGTATAGACGTTGACATTTGCGACAATTATTTTTACACCGACTCACCAGTTGTTTGTTACCAAGTAATTGTAAAAATTCGTTCTCGTAATGTGCAAATTACAGGAAACGTATTTGCCAATTATGCTTTTGCAATCTCTATAACTGTACCTTCATTTGAAGTCAACGTAGTTGGCAACACAATTTATGCGCCAGAAGGTATTGCATCACAAGCTGCTGTGGCGGTTATTGCTGTGGATAGTGATGGGTTAGAAAATTACTATCCTTCCCGTCCTTGGTTTAATACTGTTGATTCAATGCGCGATATTAGTGTTCGTGGAAACAGTGTTCAATTTCCACCACAAGCTGCATCATCTGGTTTGTATCAAATTGCGTTTCGCATTTATACCAGCGCAACCAGTACTGTGTTTCCATTGTTTGAGCAAGAAAATATCAGTTTTTGCGACAATTCTGTTCAAGATTACAAAATTGGCGTTTACGTTATCAATCAATTGGTTCGTAACATTGATATTAGCGGAAATAATTTCAATGGAAAATCGTTCAACGAGACAGGTTTTAGTGGCGCTACCACACTGAACACTTATGCCACTTTGGTAATTTATGACACAAGTACAAACGTAGGCCAAAGAATAAAATTTAACAATAATTCAGTTCGTGGCACAGAGTATTTGTTTTCAACATATACAGGCATTGGCACTGCTGTTCAAACACCAGCAATAGCTACTGGAAACAAACTTGATTACATCAAAACATACAAATCTGCTGACATGGGCGCACCATCCCTTCTTCAATTTAACGGGAATCAAGGTTTGTATTTTCTTGACAGATCGGGATGGTTTCCAGGCGGCCTTAACAATTCATTGAACGACGGTACGAACTCAAACACCGCGCTGAAGTCAATGATTTATTACACAGGGTCTAATGTTATTTTTTACAAAGATGATGCTGGTGGAACAATCACTCTTGGCTAACTCTTGACAAGCGCCGCCTTAGCGCATAATGTAGGGACTGTACCGGCCCAGTAGACCGGGGAATCGAAGGATTCATGAATGACTGAAGAAGTCCAAACCTTAGCGGAAGTTGACTCCGCGCCAGCATCGGAAGTGACGGCCACTTCTGAAAATGCGATGAACGCGCCGGAAATAGTCGAGAATCAAAACGATTCAGCAACAGAGGAAAAAAAGTACTCTCAAACTGACATTGATGCGATGATCGGTAAACGCCTTGCAAGAGAGCAGCGTAAGTGGGAACGAGAGCAAGCACAACGGGCTGCGGAAACGCAAATCGTTAGAGCTGCACCAACGGCAACCGTTGATCAATACGAGTCTCCTGAAGCCTATGCGGAAGCACTGGCATACCAGAGAGCCGAAGAATTGATTGCTAAACGTGAAGCCGCTAAGCAGCACTCGCAAGTTCTTGAAAGCTATCAGGAGCGTGAAGAATCAGCAAGAGATAAGTATGATGATTTTGAACAAGTCGCATACAATCCCAAGCTGTCAATTACAAACGTGATGGCTGAAACAATCCAGTCTTCAGATATTGGACCAGAGTTAGCTTATTATCTCGGTTCAAATCCAAAAGATGCGGAACGTATCTCGCGCATGACGCCACTCAGTCAGGCAAAGGAGATTGGGAAGATTGAGGCTAAATTAGCTTCGTCACCCCCGGTTAAGAAAACAACATCTGCGCCAGCGCCGATTTCGCCAGTAACTGCACGATCCTCTGGGTCGCCAGCTTTTGACACTACTGATCCACGGTCTACCAAGGCTATGACGGATTCGCAGTGGATTGAAGCTGAACGTGCAAGACAGCGGAAGAAGTGGGAAGCTCAGAATCGCTAACTTTTAAGGACTTTTAATATGTCAAATAGTATCCTAACGATCGACATGATCACCCGCAAGGCTCTGGAAATTCTGGAGAACAACCTTGTATTAACCCGTAACGTGAACCGTCAATATGACGACTCTTTCGCTGTTGAAGGCGCTAAGATTGGTTCTACATTGCGTATCCGTTTACCTGACCGCGCTTTGGTAACTGATGGTGCCGCCCTGCAAGTTCAGGACGACAACGAACAGTTCACCACTTTGTCTGTTGCCAACCAAAAGCACATCGGTGTTAACTTCACCTCTGCTGAATTGACTATGCAATTGGACGACTTTGCGGAACGTGTGCTTAAGCCACGTATTAGCCAATTGGCATCCAGCATTGATGCTGACGTTGCTAACGCTTACAAAGTAATCGGTAACTCTGTTGGTACTCCTGGTACTACTCCTTCGACTTCTTTGGTGCTGTTGCAAGCCCAACAGAAACTGAACGAAGCTGCTGCTGTAATGTCCCCACGTTACGCTACCGTAAACCCTGCTGCTAACGCTGGTTTGGTTGAAGGTATGAAGGGTCTGTTTAATCCTACAGACACTATCAGCAAACAATTCCGCAATGGCATGATGGGCACTGGCGTGTTGGGCTTTGATGAGATCAATATGTCTCAATCAATCAAACAACATACCAATGGTACTCGTGACGCTTCTGCTTCTACTCTGGTTAAGACACCTGGTGTAACTTCCGAAGGTGCTTCAACTATTCTGTTGGAACAAGGTTCTGTAACCACAACCATTAAAGCCGGTGACGTGTTTACTGTTGCTGATTCTTACGCAGTTAACCCACAAACCCGTGAGTCTACTGGTTCATTGTTCCAGTTTGTTGCCTTGGCTGATGCTACCGCATCGTCTGGTACTTGGACTGTAACCGTTGCTCCCATGTACTCGGCTAACCATGCTTTAGCTACCATGACTGCATTACCTGTAACTGGTAAATCTGTAACGTTCTTAGGTGCTGCTTCTGGTCAATACGCTCAGAACTTGGTTTACCACAAGGATGCTATTACCTTTGCAACTGCTGACTTGTTGTTGCCCCAAGGTGTAGACATGGCTGCTCGTGCTGTCCATAACGGTATCAGCTTGCGCGTTGTTCGTCAGTATGACATCAACAATGACCGTATGCCTTGCCGTATTGACGTACTGTACGGTTACAGCACCATTCGTCCACAGATGGCTTGCCGTATCTGGGGCTAAACCTAATGCCCCTTCGGGGGCGTTAATTTACATCTTATTTAAAGGAATTTATCATGGCATTACCTAATGGCGGCGGCGGTTATCAAGTTGGTGACGGCAATCTGAATGAAGTTATTCTGGGCTACGCTCCAGCACCTGCGGTTTATACAGCTAATGCAACTGCCGCTTTGACAGTTGCTGATCTGGAAGGCGGCATAATTCTTTATACACAAACTAATGCTAACAATCTTCAGCTTCCTGCTGTAACTGGTGTTAGTGGTGTAGATGCTGAAATCAGCAGCGCTAAAGTTGGCAGCACATTTGACTTTGTCGTTATGTCTACCAGCACTGGTGTGGCTACACTGACTGTCAATACTGGTTGGACTTTAGTTGGCTCTGGCTTAACCACTGCGTCCGGTTTTGGTGCTATTTTCCGCGCTCGTAAAACAGGCGACGGTACTTACACTTGCTATCGCATTGGTTAAATTTAATGGGGCCTCGGCCCCTGTTTTAAGGATGAATCATGCCTAATACCAAATCTATTGGCGTTGCATACGAAGATCAGCAACTGGATGGTGCAATTATGGGTAAGGCTGGCGGTACTGCTGGCTTTTACGGCGTTACACCAATTGTTCAAGCTGCTGCAATCACAGCCGTTACCAATACCGCTTCTGGTACTGAGTTAGCGACTGCTATTAACGCTCTTCGAGTTGCACTGAAAAACATCGGCATTACTGCCTAATGTATCGGGGGCTAATCACCCCCGTTTTAATATGCACATTTATCTTAATCATCCCATTCACGGCACCAAGGTTGCAATTTCAGATTTAGAAGCTGAATGTGATGTAGAAAATGGCTGGACGATATACAATCCATCTACGCCTTCGATTGTCGAAGAAACGGTTAACCTGCTTGCCGTAAAGCGCAAATACACCCGTAAAGTCGCAGAGACTGAGGCGACAAACGAAGGAAATTAAAATGGCTGTTTATACTGCTGGCGATCAAATTAACCGAGCATTGCGGTTGATTGGTGTATTGGCTGAAGGCGAAACCACATCTGCATCTGTTATGCAAGACAGTCTGATGGCGCTTAACCAAATGATCGACAGTTGGAATACTGAACGGTTGTCTGTTTTTAGCACACAAGACCAAATTTTTACATGGCCTGCTGGTTTAATTACACGCACCCTTGGTCCTAGTGGTGACTTTATTGGTTTGCGTCCTGTGCTGCTTGATGACGCTACATACTACCGTGACCCAGGTACTAACGTTTCGTTTGGTATTAAGTTTATCAATCAACAGCAGTATGACGGTATTGCAGTCAAAACGGTAACGTCTACTTATCCGCAAGTCATTTTCGTAAACATGACGTTTCCTGACGTTACGATGACTATTTACCCACGTCCCACTAGAGACTTGGAGTGGCACTTCATATCGGTGCAAGAGTTGGATAATCCCGCTACGCTTGCAACTAATTTGTTCTTTCCACCAGGTTATCTACGGGCGTTTACCTACAACTTGGCTATGGAGATTGCACCTGAGTTTGGTGTAGAACCAAGTCCACAAGTACAGCGTATTGCCATGACAAGCAAGCGTA